GACAAACAGCAACAACTACTACTAAGAAAGAGGTAACAGAGTGAGTACTCTCAATTGGAGTGACCTCATCAAGGAAGCCGGCGAAACTGGAACGTATGATGCGCTACCAGACGGCGACTATGACCTTGTGGTGCTAGAAGCAACTGCCAAGGTCTCACAAAGCGGCAAGACAATGTTCGCAATCAAAACACAAGTTGAGGGCGGTGCTCATAATAAGCGTCTAGTGTGGGACAACTTAGTTGTCTCTCCTGATAGCCAAGCAGCACTAGGTATCTTCTTCAAGAAGATGCACGCTCTGGGCTTGCCTCGTGAATATTTCATGCAGCAACCACAACCAACAAATGCTCAGATTGAGCAGATTCTTGTTGGTCGTAGATTCCGTGCTCAAGTCGGTACACGCACTTGGCAAGGACAAAAGAAGAACGAAATCAAGAACTACTACCCAGCAGTTGCAACTTCAGCAACAGCAGCAGGAGTTTCAGTTACTGCCGCTGCCCCTGCTCCAGCACCAGCACCTGCACCAGCACCTGCTCCCGCACCAGCGGCAGCACCAACAGCGGCTCCAGCAGCCCCGTTCTAACAGATGTGATTACTAGGTGTTGTGGCTTGGGGAAGTACGCAACACCTAGTAATCCTTCAGAAAAAGGTTTCAATGAAAGTTTTTATAACTGGATGTACAGCAGCACATGCGTCCAGGCATTCAAATGAAAAGAATGCTTCTTTCGCTGGAACTATTAATGCTGCTCTTGTAGAACTAGGCTGTGAAGTTGTTTGGGACAGCCCATCAGTTCGTTTGACAAAAGAATATTTATCTCAATTTGACTCAGTCTTTTTAGGGCTGTCTTCACCTACAAATGTTATTTCACATAGAATTTATGGCGCTTTATCTGTCGCCAAGCACTGCCTTGAGTTAGGCAACTTATCTATATTTATTGACACTCCAGACCCACACAAAATTTATGCTGGGTTTAGGGAGATTTACAAAAACCCAGAATCTTTAGTCAAAGGCTTTTACTCAAAGAAAAGGGAATACAATTTAGTTTTAGAGAAAAACAATTTTGAAAATGTTATTACAGGCATAAATAGACTTTATACCGAGACTTGGCCTAAGACAGTTATTCCTTCTTACCCTTGGACAAATTCTTCTGTAGTGTCTAAGTACATACCAAACATAGACAACAGCAAGTTGTTTTTAGTTTCCCCTGACTCTTACCTGCTTGAGATTCAACAAGACAGAACAGTCCCAGTTGAGGGAAATTATTGGTGCGCTGACAATATGAAGACTAAGTGGTCTCAAAGTATTAGCGAGAGCCTTATAAACCCCATTGTTCCCTTCCGTATGAGCAAGTGGGAAGGCAATAAAGACGTATTAGAGCGCCTTAGCGGGTCAATAGGAGCCCTTATATCCACATACAAGGACGGAAACTCTTGGTGGATGCCTACACTCTCTCAGGCGCTATTTGTAGGTGTCCCAGTAGCAACAGACTGGCGCCACACCGCTCATATGGGACCTGAGTGGGCAGTTCTGCCATCAGCAATAGAAGAGATGGCTCCTGACAAAAGACTAGGAATTGCTAAGAAGCAAAAAGAGTATTACATACAAGATTTGCCCGCATGGGCAGATGTAAAAGATAATTTGGGCAATATCTTGCTCCAAAAAACATACGCATGAGAGGAGAAAAATGCCTAACGTAGATACAGATTGGGTAAAGGAACAATTTATCCAAACTAAAACAAGAAAAGCAGTAGGGGACGCTGTTCTCAAATTGCTTGCTACCTGGGACGAACTAAAAGAACGAACTGGTAAGAACGATGCTGAGATAGTTGAAATTTTTGCAAAACTATCCATGGGACACGCTCTTATCAAAGAAAATAAAGATGAGAACTGGACACCTGCTAGAGCGGGTGCCCTCAAAGTCACTGATATTGTCAGAGTGAAGTTTGATGCCTTTGACAAATCTAGCGGCAGAAATCATCTCAATGGTCGTCGTGGAAAAGTTGTTGGAGTTAGATACGGCGATATTGTTGTAAAGAGCACTGACGAAAAAACTCCTGTTTTAGATGGAGTTCACTTTAGACCAGAAAATCTAGAGAAACTAATCTAATATGCGCTCAATGACATATAAATTTTCTTTCTTAGCCGATAGTAAAGAAGAGATGCTAGAAACTATCAAAGACAAAATATCACTTGTAGTGGACAGTAAGTCAGAAGACCCACTAAAGTATGTAAACTACGAAACAACAATTAGTGACAGCGATGAAGACAAAAAATATCTAGTAGAAGTGGTAGCGAGGGTAAGAAATGACGGCAGATAACTCACCAAGCACAGAACAACAACCTCTGCGTGTCGAGGCTCTACGAGAAGCAGCAAGGATAATCTCAAGCGACAGAAACAAACAGTATGGCGCACCTGAGAATAACTTTGAAAGAACTGCTCAGATTTGGTCTGTCATTCTTGGAGTACCTATTTCTAATGAAGATGTAGCGATGATGATGGTCGGGCTCAAGATGGCTCGTTATGCTTCCAAGTCTGGATATCAACCAGACACTTGGATTGATATTGCTGGTTATGCTGGCTGTGGTTATGAAGTGGGAGCGCTAGAGAACAAAAACAAGTAAATATTAACGGGGAAGGATTTTATTTGTGTCAAAATTGCCTTGGGAGTTTAATCAACCACTATGCGCACAGGTAGGAGCAGAATTATTTTTTCAAGACGATAGAGACGATAAAAAACCAGGAATAAGCGAGATTGATTACAACGCTTCTAAAAGAATTTGCAACTCTTGCGTTCACATAACTGAATGCGCTGAGTGGGGAATAGCCCACGAAGTACATGGAGTTTGGGGCGGTCTCACTCCGCAAGACAGAGAAAGAATAAGAAAAAAGAGAGGCATAATCGTAAATACGATTGTTGTCCGAATCTAGGATGTCACAACAGACTAGAATTGATGGTATGGCCGCAAAACCTGCGCAACTACCATACGCCATCTGCGAGATGTGCTGGCTAGATGAACACGCCCGTTGGGAGCCAGAGAGCATTAGCGAAACTGGCAGTATCTTGATTAAGTTGGTGGGAGTAGATAGCCCAGAGATACTCAACCCTGGAAGCGTAGAAGTCTGCTGTATGTGTGGCACAATAACCATCGCTGGCATCTACGAAATGCGCAGCCCAGAGACTGTTTACTTTATAGGAGATGAGTTCTCTAGAGACTTTGAGTTCAACATAAACGACATAACTGAAGACTAGGAATCGATGAAAGACAAAAGACTTGGACAGGAATTATGGCTTGAGTGGATAGGCTCTGGATACTTTCTTACTAAACCAGACCCAATTGTGTACTACACCATAGACCATATTGACATTGAAAATGAGTTAGTTAGAAAAGCCCTTGCCTCTGCCCTTCAACGAGATGGTGTGTATGACAGTCTTAACGAAGCATTTAAGGCTATAGATACAGGAATTGTTTGTAGTGGATGGGCTGGAGTTTTAGAAGACGAAATTGATTTAGTTATCTGCACAGAACTTGGCGAAACAGAATACGGTGATATAGTAGAAGATATTCAGCCAGTTACTTTGGTAGAAATAGATAAATAAAAGATTAGTGTTTAGTGTGTTTATCTAATATTTTATAGTCTATTAGTGTAGGATAGACTATGTGTGGAAACCTGCTAATAGTCTAGAGTGGCAACGTAGCGCCCTTTGCGCTCGCCCAGACAATAGAAAATTTATAAATCACTTCTTTTCACAGGACTTTTCTCAAAAGTATGAAGCAAAGAATATGTGCTTCTCATGCCCTGTTCGCTCCCAGTGTCTTCAATGGGCGCTTGAGCATCGTCAGATTTGGGGCATATGGGGTGGAAAAGACGAAGTAGAGATTCGTCGTGCTTTGTCTGTTTCTTATCTTGGAGAAGAGACAAGACGCCGCAGATACCCAAATTGTCCATACTGCACTGCTCGTCCAAACAAACTAGAAACATCTATTGCTCAACTAGATACAACTGGGCGATGGACAACAGCAAAGATTGTTACTTGTACTGAGTGTGGTTTTGCATGGCGCAGTCGCACCAGCGCTAATGCTGTTGAAGCCTACAAAGCAGAGCGTGCTGAAAGAATTGCTAAGCAGGAGAAAGAAAAACTAAAAAAGAAGCGTAAGCCTAGAAAATCTTCCGCAACCAAACCTGCAAGCCGCGCTCCAAAACAGTAGTTTTGTTTGCGTAGCAAACTAAAAAAGCATCAATCCCTGGCGCTGGTTTATCACCTTTAGGTAATTCAGGTCCCCACTTGTAATCATCAAAAGCAAGTATTCCACCGTTTTTTAGACAAGAATATCCATCTAAACCATCTCGCAAAGCCCAGATAGCGTGATGGTCAGCGTCTACATAAACAAAATCAAATTGTTTGTTGTTTGACTTAAAAAATTCTTTTGTAGTCATCTTCATTTTGATAAGACGCCCAGAGTCAATCCACTCTTTATTTTTTTCATCATAAGTCTGTTCTATGCTTTTCCAGTCAAACTCCTCGTGCGCTTCTTCGTCAGAACCTTCCCAAGTATCAACGTCTATGAGTGTTGATTCTGGATGAGTAAGTACGTTCTCGAAAAGCCATTTAGTAGCATCCCCTGTGTATGCTCCTAATTGAAGAAAATTTACTTTAGTATCTTTGTATTTAGAGAGAAAAGCAGAAAAATTATCAACAGCCTTACCTGCCACAAACCAGTTTGGGTAACTCATAGTTTTGCTTCGCAGAACTGTAGGTTTTTGGTAAGTCTTTCTTTTTCTTCTGGAGGGCTAATTTCTAGAGCAACTTTTGCGTGCTCTACTGCTTCTTGGTATTTACCTAAGTTGTATGCTGCTATTGCTGCCATATCATGTGGCGTATATCCCCAGGCTTCTGCTTCGCAGAGATACTCCATTGGCTTATCTACTATTGCTAGAGCAGCCATTGCATTTTCATAGCACTCTTCCCATTTACCAACAGAGTAGTAGTGTTTTGCTAAATCAACATACGCCTCTCTGCGGTTAGGCGCTTCTTTGATTGCTAGCGTAAACCAAAGTTCTGCTTCATCTTTATTTATCTTGCCAATGTAGCGCATAGAAGCAGCACGTTCTGGCGCCCAGCGGGCTGTCTTAAGTTCTAGATGCCGCTTGAACTCAGCAGTTGCCTCGGCAAACTTGTTATAGAAGAACAACTCTCGTGCGTAGTAAAAAGTATTTCTGTCATCATTAGGGTCTTCCTCAACGGATGCTTTGAGAAGACCAAGATATTGCCCACGGGACTTAGTTACATCTGCATGATGCTCCATAGTTGCCTGTGTCCAATATTGAACTTCTTTCATGCGGTCAGGAGTTAAAACTTCATGTACTGGATTTTTCCAGCGATATCCTTGACGAGCGTGAATCTTATCTCCACCAAAAGTGAGTCCAGGAGT